CAATGCGACATCTTGAAACAATTAGGAATTGATACAAAATTCGAAATCACACCATCTAACCTGACAGAAAAAATTGCTTTCTCAGACCAGAGACAATTTTGGATAGATCGGGGGACTACATCAAAAATTGAATTGTTAAATAGCCTGCAGATCTTAGAAAGTCTACCTGCGCTAGTGCCGGTGGGTCACGAGTTTACCTCTATACAAGATATTGACGAAGTTTATTCATGGTATGACGCATTTGACAGTGTGGGTATAAAAAAGGACCAAGTCGCGTGGGGATTTACCATGGAGCCTGCTCCGGATTATAGACCGCCAAAAGATTCCGAAGAAAAGTTTTACTTTCAAAACCCGTATCCAGAAAATTTGCCCGAGTACGAAAAACAAACGATGCTAGAACGTTGGCAAGATCTCTGTGTAATCAGCAAGGCAGACAAATACATAGACCATAATACCAAAATTATATTTGTCAAACTTAAAATACCAAGAGCATTGATCAAAAGCGGTGTTGAAATAAAAAGCACCTTCAACATGCTTGACTCTGAATATTTTCCCAACGTGTCTGACACTATGTCTAAAATGGTTGAAAATTTGCCAAAAAGAATATATTATGTTACTAAAGATAAACACACCTTTTTGAGTAACAATAAAAATGAGTTCATGTAAACTATTAATAAAAGACGAAGTAAATGTTAAGTTTGAAAATTTATCATTAGAATATCGTAAAAAGTTACATTCAAAATTCAAATTTGAAATTCCTTACGCGAGGCATTTACCCGCCGTAAAATTAGGCAGGTGGGATGGAAAAATAAGTTTTTTTGGTCTTGGTGGAACCACTTACCTGGCTATGGTTGATCAGATACTTCCAATTCTAGAGGAAATGAATGTATATGTGGAGTTAGAAGATCACAGAACAAAACACAACTTTGAATTCGAACAAATAGACAATCAATATTTGAGCGACATAACATGGCCAGACACACACCCATGCGCGGGCCAACCAATTGAATTAAGAGACTATCAAGTTGAGGTGTTAAACAAATTTATTTCCCATCCCCAGTGCATCCAAGAAATTGCCACAGGGGCAGGAAAAACAATAATAACTGCCGCGATGTGCAGACTTGTAGAAAATTACGGAAGGACATTGACCATTGTTCCCAACAAGAGTTTGGTGACTCAAACCGAAGATGATTTCATTGCCTGCAATCTAGACGTAGGCGTTTATTATGGTGATAGGAAAGAACTAGGAAGACAAAACACAATAGCAACCTGGCAATCATTGAATGTATTGGAAAAAAGAAGTAAAGACGAACACAGTACAGAATTTCTCGAGGCGATAGCGGACGTGAACACAATCATAGTTGACGAAGTACACATGGCCAAAGCCGATGTCCTAAAAAGAATGTTGACAGGACCTTTTGCTCATTGCGGAATTCGTTGGGGGCTGACAGGCACTGTACCCAAGGCCGATTTCGAGTTTTATGGACTGAAATGTTCGATAGGAGATGTCGTAAACAAAATACCAGCAAAAGAACTTCAAGACAAAGGAGTGTTGGCACAATGCAATGTGAATATTTTACAAACACAGGATCATCCTGCATTTAAAAACTATCAGGAAGAACTAAAATGGTTAACTACAGATAGAACAAGAATGAAGTGGATATCAGACACAATAAAAAATATTGCTACGTCTGGTAACACGCTTATCTTGGTTGATCGAATATCGGCTGGCGAAATATTAGAAAAAAATATCTCCGATTCTGTATTCGTGTCAGGGTCAACCAAAAACACAGACAGGAAGGAACAATACGATGAAGTATCTACTAGCCAAAATAAAGTTATTATCGCCACATATGGAGTTGCCAGTGTTGGTATTAATATTCCTAGGATTTTTAATCTTGTTCTCATAGAGCCAGGCAAGTCTTTTGTGAGAGTCATACAAAGCATAGGACGTGGAATCAGGAAAGCGGAAGACAAAGACAGTGTGCAGATCTGGGACATCACCAGCAGTTGCAAGTTCGCGAAAAGACACCTAGGGGCAAGGAAAAAGTTTTACAAAGAGGCCAATTACCCGTATAATATAGAAAAGATAGATTATGAGAATCCTTACACTTGATAACAGAACATACAAACTAGAAAAAATACCCGAGTACGTGGATGACAATTTGAGATTTTCGGTGCTTGATAATTCTAATCCGCAAGATCCCGATTATTTTTTTATACCATTGATATATTTGGAAAGTTTTAACGCACCCGCGGCAGTTTTACAAATTGGAGAGCACAAAATCAGTATGCCATTAGATTGGAAAATGGTAGTGGGGGATGGCGAACAAGGCGAGTTATTTGTTTTACCTATAACAAGTTTGAATGGCAGAGGGTTCAACGCATTTACTTTTAATCCCATTTCTGGATCAAGACCCGATTTTATAGAAGTTGACATTATCGACATATACCAGGAAGTAAAATGGTATTTTCCAAAAATTAAATCAGGGCAGATACTCACAGTGCCGTTGACAAATGCGAAATCTCCTCCGTGCGCCTACTTTGTAAAAGATATTTCCCGGCATTCAGAAACACTAGATTATAGTATGGTATGGTAGCGAACAATCGTAAATTTTTTGAATTGAGAAACGGAATGAAAGCGATAGATTTCCGGAATAAAGATTATTACGACAGGATAGACGACAAAGAAAAAAGTCTTTATTCGCCCTATATGATAATGCGTTATGCCAGTTCTGTCTCCGGAGACAAGTTCTATCAAGAACACTATGTTGAAATGATAAATGAATGCGTAAACAAGCACTTGTTTACCTTGTCGAGTAAACACAAAAAACTTTGTTGGATGTTGACATCAATGTGTGGGGCATTAAAACAACAGTTCCACCCATGGGTCAAACCCATGAAAAAAGTTCCTAACAAGAGTTTACAAAAATTGATTGAACTATTTCCAACAGTAAAAGAGCAAGACCTCGAAACACTCGACAAAGTTTTAACAGACAAAGAACTAGAAGAACTGTTAGAGGCCCATGGAAAACAAATTTAACATAGTTGACGTAATCGATTATGAAAAATTACATCACAGTGTGATTGATAGAAGTTTCACGGCTCTAAAAGATTCCGATAAAATTCATTACAAGCAGGCGAACAGTTCAGAAAAAAATTATCTGGTATTGCACATGAGGAGCCCGTTCAACGTGGATTCGATTTTTGACCAGATACCGAATGATGTTTTTTTGCTGATGCAACAGTCTATCATTCGACCGTTGATATTCATGACCACAGAACAATGGGATTTATTTGACACATATGCCTGGATCGATAACAAACACAAAATTACACCAGATTTTGGAAACATTCCCTACAGCAAAATAATACAACGTTTTACCAGCAGAGGAATTTCGGAAAAAAACATCACTTGGGTAGTGCCAGATAAAAATCATATCGCATCAATAAATTTTTTAAAAAACAAAGGATACTGTGTAGACTGCCAATTTATACAATTTGATTATTTTTTACATTTGATCACTGAGCACACAAAAAAATTTACAATCACCCCCAGAACTTTCTCAAAACATTTTTCCTGTCTTTGCGCAGGTAATAACAAACATCATAGATACGGGATGATTTACAATCTCTGGCAGAACAATTTGTTTGACAAAGGTATAGTGAGTTGCAATGAATACGAAAACATGACCGAAACAAAATCAACCAATTGGGTCGACGATGCGCTTACAACAGACGACTTCATGAACCAGTTTGCAACATGGCAAACACAGAAAAAAAGTTTCATAAAAAAACTACCGTTGGTTTATGACGGAAAGGAAAACCAACACTGGAACAAAAAGTATGACGAATCACTGATTTTTGATTCATCTTTCTTATGGATATCAAATGAAACGAAAAAGACCCACGATGGTATCTATATAACAGAGAAGACCTGGAAGGCAATAGCATACGGTTCGCCGTTTTGTATAAACGGTGACCAAAATTCATTGGAATACCTTCACGACAACGGTTTCAAAACTTTTGAAACATTCTGGGACGAGTCTTATGATAAGCAAACCAGCCAATCAAAAAGAATAATGATGATAACCAAAATCGTAAAAGACATCTGCAACAGATCACTAGACGAGATTGGAAAATTATACCAAAAAATGTTGCCAATACTACTACACAATCAAAAAAATTTATTGTATAATAAACAATACAACAACCTAATAAAAACATTATCTGATGACAAACGATCTTAACACCTGTACATATTGTGGCAAGAGTTTTCAAAAGGAACGCACACTTCAGGTTCATGTGTGCGAAAACAAAAGGAGACATCTACAGAAGAACGAGAAATGGGTGCAGAATGGGTTTTTGGTTTTTCAGAGATTTTATCAAATACACCAAAATCATTCTAAACAAAAAAGTTATGATGATTTTTGTAAAAGTGCCTACTATAACGCGTTTGTAAAATTTGGTAGGTACATCATGCACATCAATCCGTTGTATCCTGAAAAATACATTGACTACGTAATACTATCAAAAATCAAACTGGATCACTGGGCAAGAGATGACTTGTACGAGGCATATCTAGTCGACACACTAAAGTCGGAGCCCGTTGAGGCGGCGTTGCAGAGATCAATACAAACAATGATGGATTGGGCGGTGGAACAGCACGTTCAATGGTCGGATTATTTTAGATTAGTCAACACTCCAAGAGCAGTGCAACACATACAGCAGGGAAAAATAAGTGCGTGGTTACTGCTAGGTTGCGCGGCAGGAAAAAAAATGTTAAAATCTTTTACTGACGAGCAATTAGAAATGACTCAAAGATTCATAGATCCAAATTTTTGGAACAACAAGTTTAAAAATTATCCTGCTGATCTTTTGTTCGTAAAAGAAACGGCAAAGGAGGCCAAAATTGTCTAAAAAAGAAACAAGTGATCGTATAGAAATATACCCGGGGGACAGTGTTGTGGTCATCGGACAGGATGGAAATTTAAAAAAGGTAATCATGCCTGACATAAACACATCCAACCCGGCCACTAAAGGAGAGGAAAAACTTTTGATAATTTTGAAACTGTTTGATCCAACGGCTTCTATAGAATCATTTCATAACGTTAATAAAGGAAAATTAAATTAATGCCTGATGTAGACATAGATTTTTTTGACAGAGAGCAGGCCTTGAAAATTCTTGACCACACACCTGCGTCGATCATAAAAAACGAAGAAATAGAAAAACACAAGACAGGAGTGTACTTCCACTCTGTTCCTGTTGATCCAATTACAAAATCCTGCAGTATTGATTACAAGGTCGCAGAAAAACGTGGATATTTTAAAATTGACTGCTTGAACGTTGGAATATACAAAGGTATTGAATCCGAACAACAACTTGTTGAATTAATGATAAAGGAACCCGATTGGCAACTTTTGAAAGACCAAAAGGTAGTCGACCAACTGTTTCATCTGAACGGACACTTTGATATCGTGTCAAAACTTGAACCAAAAAACATAGAACAACTTGCGGCAGTGTTGGCAATAATAAGACCGGCCAAAAGACACTTACTCCATAAAGACTGGATTGATATTTTGTCAGAAGTCTGGCAGAAACCAATCGACGGAAGTTACTATTTTAAAAAATCACATGCTGTCGCATATGCTCACGCGATAGTTGTCCAGATGAATAAGATGGTAACTGATAAATATATTTTTGATGGTACATCAGAAAATTAAAAAAAAGCCTCCACCTAAACCCAATACCAAAAAATCATCATATAGGTCCGAATATTGTTCATATCAAAAGGATAATCCTCTGACAAAATATGTTGAAAGGAACAGTGGATTGAACCGTAGATCTAAGTAGGGCGTCTCATCAATTGGATGGTACGTCTCTTTACGCGTTTCTTCGCAATTTCATCCAATCTTACCACGGGGCCATGTTCAATTTTAATGTCCTTGGTAGATAAAGTGATCAACGTTGGTTTGAAATAATTGAAATCTTGCTTAAGAAAAATGTTAATGGGAATTTTTCTATTTGATTCCCACCACCATACTTGTCCTAATTTTAAAAATTTGGCCTTATCAGCAGGAAGCATGATCCTACCATAATCGTATATGCTAGTAACTTGGTTGTCTTGGTTTTGTACTATACCAACAAACTCTAGGTCTCCTTTTTTTATTAAGGATAAAAAAGGAAACTTTTTCTTCAATGTTTCAAATATTTCGTTCATAGTCTATCAATAAATACTGTTAAATATGTGTTATGCAAACAGTATCAAGGTATTTAATAAACAACCTGGTAATTGGGTATATAAATGGTTATCACGGAAGGAACTCAAAAGTGTACGATAGACGTTTAAGGATTTTCAGAGGAGTTAATAACCCTATCACGTTCACGTTCAAAAACGAGGACCAGAAACGTCAAGACGTGACTTCAAAGACGTTTGAATTTAATATCATTGATACAGAAAGTAAAAAATCGGTTCTTACAAGGAATTTGACCATATTGGACGATGGTTCCACACTCAGCACTAAAGGAAATGCCAACGTGACTATTACAGAGGGAGATATGTTGCTTTTAGAGGCAAAATTTTACAACTTTAGTGTAAGAGAAGTTGCCTCAGATAACTCAAGGACTGTTACATACAGTGACACATCCTACAACTCCGCAGGCACTATAGAGTTGATCGAAGGAGCCTATCCAGACTTCGTACCAACCACGACAGTGCAGAGTTTTACAGCAACCGGAGGACCGCTACAGCATACCAGTTCTGCGATAGACGCCAAGCCGGGAGAGAACAACAACCAGGCATTACACACTGTGGCGATATACTCCAAAAATTTTTCGGGCAGAGTAAAAATACAAGGTACGCTGGATTCGACTGTGGTTTTATCAGAGTCAGAGTTTACCTATTTTGATATTGCCTCTGTTGACATTACTTCTAATCAGCCTTTGGTGTACGCAAACTTTACCGGTGTATTCCAAAATGTGAGATTCAGTTGGGATACCAACGCGGGTAACTCAGGATTAGTTGACAGAATTCTATACAGACACTAAACTTTAATAGATGCTAAAAAATCACACGTGCATTGCACCTTTCATCAATCTGACGGTTGACCCGGAACACAACACCAGTCCTTGTCCCTACCTAGGAGGTGGAGCATGGAAATTTTCAAAAGACGAAAATTTAGATAAAATTTGGAATTCAAAACAACTGGAATCATTAAGGCAATCACACCTCGAAAATAAAAAAAGTCCAATTTGTCAAAGATGTTGGAACGAGGAGGACGCGGGAAAAGAAAGTGCCCGACTGAGATTTCTAAAGGATCATAAAACTAATCTGGAATCGATCGTTGACAAAATAAAAAATAAAAAATATGCCGAGGGTCCAACAATATTGACCATGAAAAACGGAAATATCTGTAACCTAAGATGCAGAACATGTGGCCCAAAAGATTCAAGTGTGTGGATACCCGAGGCTCAAACACACGTGCAGAATTTTCCTGATAAAATCAAAGATACCTGGTTTTTGGCCGAGCCTTTCAAAAAGAATTGGAACAAGGATCAGATGAAAAATTTTAAGAAGTTTTCTGTGAATTTAGAAAGAGTCGAACACTTTGGTGGAGAGCCATTGTATAATCCTCTAGTGCTGGAGCATACAAAAATGCTTGTTGAATCAGGTTTAAGTAAAAACATTGTTTTGTATTTTAATACCAACGGTACTCATATTCCTTCAAAAGAATTACAGTCGCTTTTCAAATATTTCAAACAAATAGAATTCAATCTTAGTATCGATGGAATAAGAAATCATTTTGAATACATCAGGTATCCTGCGAAATGGAAAGAACTTTTGGAAACAAAAAATTGGTTGGAAGAGCAAGACAACACCATATGGGGAATAGTTACAACAGTGAGTAACCTAAATGTTTTTTACCTAGACGAGATTGTTAACCTTTTTTTAGAATGGAACAAAACGAACGTATTTTTGAATATTTTAGAAAATCCAAATTTTTATAACATTCAAAACTTACCAAGTAGTACCAAAAAAATTATTACCAATAAATTTCATAATATTGAAAAGTTACAAAGTGTTGTAAGGTACATGAACTCTCAAGGACCAAATTTAGAAAAATGGAAATTATTTAAATTTTGGACAGAACAGTCTGACAGATATCGCAAACAGCAGTTTAACTTTACTTTTCCAGAGTTTTCAAGTATAATATAGGCATGAACCTGATCCAATCAACAATTCTGACGGCCTTACCAGCAGGACGTAAAAAAACACCAAGCGGATGGACTAGTTTCAATGCCCCGTGCTGTACCTACAATGGGGAATCAGCAGACAAGAAAAAGCGAGGCGGAATAATGACAACAGCAGATGGTACGCTGTCCTATCACTGTTTCAATTGTGGCTACAAAGCAAATTACACAACGGGCAGGAAGTTGAATTTCAAAATGAGACAATTGATGTCGTGGCTGGGCATATCTGAGGAGACCATACGTAAAATGGCATTAGAAGCCATGAGGCACGAAGAACAGATCGTTGGTACCGATAAGAAGAAGTTTGTTGATTTTAAAAAAAAGGATTTACCAAAAAATTCACACAAGTTGGAATACTGGTTGGAAAAATACGTAGGAAAAGATTTAACCGAACCACAATACAAGAAAATTGATCAACTGTTAAAATACTTGGAGAAAAGAGGCATATCGCCACAATGGTGCGACTTCTACTACTCTCCGGATCAATACGGCGACTTTGATCGAAGGATAATAATACCCTTCTACTGGAAGGGAGAACTTGTTGGACACACAGGCAGATTTTTTGACACAAGGAACAAACAGGTAAAATATTGGACAGAGACCCAACCTGGATACGTTTACAACGTTGATGCACAAGACTGGACAAGAAAATTTGTAATTGTCACAGAAGGGCCGTTTGATGCCATAACTGTCTCGGGTGTTAGCATATTAGGTTCTGAAATCAATGACACACAAAAAGAAATAATATCAAACCTCAACAGAGAAATCATAGTGGTACCGGATCGAGACGCCCCGGGACAAAAATTAGTAGATCAAGCCATGGAGTTTGGCTGGTCGGTTTCTTTTCCTGACTGGGGGGAGAACATAAATGATGTTGCTGATGCTGTTAAAAATTATGGCAGACTCTTTACAATCAAAACTATATTGCACTCAAAAGAATCAAACAAATTGAAAATAGACCTAAAGAGGAAAATGCATGGATGATATTACATGGCATATAGAACCAACAAGTAAATGTACACTGGAGTGTCCGTTGTGTGACCGAACCTGGTTCTATAACACTTTTAAAAAAAGGTTATTACATGAAATAGATGTGGATCCTCTGGTACAATTTTTTTATGGACACAAACCAAAAATAAACATGTGTGGTAACAACGGTGATCCTATCTACCACAGTGATTTCCATAATCTAGTACAAAAACTGAAAGGTATAGGATCAACTATAAAGATAACAACGAACGGTAGTGCAAGGAAGAAAGAATGGTGGAATGACCTGGGCGACATCTTAGACAGTGATGACCAAATTACCTTCAGCATTGACGGACTTAGAGACACCAATCACATCTACAGGAAAAACGCCAATTGGGATTCGATCATGGATGGTGTTGAGTCTATCAAAAATAAAAAAGTGAGAATAGTTTGGAAATTTATAGTATTCAAACATAATCAACATCAGATCGATGATGCCATGACAGTAAGCAAAGAAAAAGGATTTGATGAATTCCGTTTGGAAAAGAGTGACAGGTGGATGGACAACCAGGATCTTATGCCTTCTTCACAGTATGTAAACGACCATTATCAACATTCTCAAAAAGTCCTAGGCTCTAAAGATTACAAGACCAAAATAGAGCCAAACTGCCTAATAAAAGATAAACCATCAAACGAATTATATATAGACGCGGAAGGCAATTTCTTTCCATGCTGTTGGATTGGTAGTTATAGGTACAAATTTAAATCACTGTTTGACCCAAAGTTAAGAAGATACAACATACATGATAACACAGCAAAAACAATTTTGGAAAATTCAGAAGTGAAAAATTTCTTTATGCAAACAAAATCGTTTGATTCTGCTCACGAATGTTGTAAAATAAAGTGTGGAGTAAAAAATGCCTGATTATACATTTGACGTACAAAAGTTATATCTAGAAATGTTCCTAGCAGATGCAGAATCGTTTGCACGAGCACAGAACATATTCAATCCAAAAAGTTTTGACAGAAAACTTCAACCTATCGCACAGTTTGTTAAAGAATATTCAGACGAATACAAAGTCATGCCGGACGTTGAACAAGTGAACGCCAAAAACGAAATAAAATTGAAATCAGCAAAAGATTTAGATCCAAGTCATTTCAGTTGGTTACTGGACGAATTTGAAACATTCTCGAGACACAAGGCCATGGAGAGGGCAATACTTGAATCGGCCGATCTCTTGGAAAGAGGAGATTACAATCCTGTCGAGGACATGATTAAAAATGCGGTCAACATATCATTGACCAAAGACATTGGTACAGATTACTTCGAGGATCCTAGAGGTAGATTGGAGTCGCTGAAAAACTCCAATGGTCAGGTCACTACCGGTTGGCCCAACGTTGACAAGAAACTTTACGGTGGATTCAATCGTGGAGAACTAAACATCTTTGCTGGTGGATCAGGCGCAGGAAAGAGTTTGTTCCTACAGAATCTAGCAGTCAACTGGGCGACCGCAGGCCTGAATTGCGTGTATGTTTCCTTTGAATTGAGCGAGGCTCTTTGCGCCATGAGGCTTGATTCCATGTTGGCAAACATACCAACTAGATCGGTGATGAAAGACATAGAAAACGTGGAAATGAAAGTCAAGATGATGGCCAAAAAGTCAGGTGGCATACAGATCAAATATCTTCCGTCGGGAAGCAATGTAAATGACATAAAAGCCTATATCAAAGAATTACAGATCAAGAAAAAACATAAAATTGACTGTATACTGATCGATTATCTTGATCTCATGATGCCCAAAAGTAAAAAAGTGTCGCCGGCTGATCTGTTCATCAAAGACAAGTATGTTTCCGAGGAACTGCGTAACTATGCCACGGAATCACAAATGATAATGGCAACAGCGTCACAGTTAAACAGGGCTAGTGTAGAAGAGATCGAGTTTGACCACTCGCACATAGCAGGTGGATTGTCAAAGGTCCAGACAGCAGACAACGTGATTGGGATATTCACATCCAGGGCAATGAAAGAACGTGGAAGATATCAGATACAATTTATGAAGACCAGATCCAGTTCGGGTGTGGGGCAGAAGGTCGATCTTGAATTTGATGTTGACACCTTGCGAATAAGAGACTTGGCCGAGGATCCAGAATACCAACAGTTCAAAAAACAAACATCGACAATCTATGATAATCTAAAAACAACGAGTAAAGTTTCACCAACAGAAAAGAAAACTGATGCCAGAGACAAAGAGATCGATCCAAGGAAGGGCGACGATATAGGCAAGGTTAAAGCCACAGTTGAGAGTGGAAAACTAAGACAACTACTGAACGATTTACACTCAGATGAAGAGCAGTAACGACATAGAATACATCTATGAGAAGTTGAGTGCCCTATATCCAGAATACTCAAACAAGAAACCCAAAGCAAAAATTTATTCAAAGGCATACACCAGCCTAATTGGTGTGATGCTGTCAGCACAAAGCCAAGACCAGAGGACGGCGGTGGCGTGTAGACAACTGTTCGCT